AAACCGCATCGCCAAGCTTAAGGCCGAGGCCAAGGTGTCACCGGCCGAGGTTAAGAAGATCAACATTACCGAATTGGCCGGTAAGGATCAGCAGGTGATTGATGCCGTCCTTGATACTTATGAGTCGCGTGAGCCCGTGGTTCAGGCCGGGGTTTACGGCACGACTAAGGCAAGCAACGTCTCCTCGCTTTATCAAAAGCGTCAGCAATCACAACTCGAAGAAGAAACGCGGGCCAACATGAGTCTTTTGCGTAACACCGTCAATAAAGACGGCCAGCAAACCAACGGCAATCAGCCGCAGGGAATGCAACGCTTATCGTCGGCTCCTTACATGAGTGATCCAGCCGAGACCATCGATCACACTGAATTCCTGGACGAGATCAATAAACTTATCGACGAGGGCAAAGGCGACGAAGCGAAAACCCGCTTAGCCAATGCGCTTTCCGCAGGATCAGTGACCGTTGATCCCAACGGCGTTGATGCCAATGGCGAACTAACCAAATTGTCCGAAGCCGTGACGACCTTGGAAACGCAGTTTAACGAGCTATCGAGTATGACTTCCGAGTTTCTTGGTAACGCTTAACATGAAAGGGGGACGCCATGGCTGGTGTCGACTTGAAATTTGATTCCGAAATTTTCCGCAAAGACTATCCGATGGTGATCGCGACGAACCGATCGAGCGCGATCCTTTTGCCGGTGCGCTTACGTTATAACGCAAGCGGTTATGTGGCCGGTCAAACCTTAGCCCGCAATACCAGCGACGATTGGTTCCAAAAATATGAGAGCGGCGGTTCCTCTGGAATCGACACGGCGTCGTGCATCCTTTTCAACTCAGTAAAGGCTGACGATTTCGACGCCGAGAACTCGACTGGTTCGACGACAGCGGTTGGTATCTTTGGCGGCTGCACGGTTTACAAAGATAAGCTTATCGACTGGGACGCCGATGCGAAATCGGACGTCAACGGACGCGAGATCACCGACGCGACGGGGACGACTTTGGTGTCATTCTGATCACTGATTTATCAATTGCTATCAAGCATAAGTCAACAAGGAGCGACTAATGAATGAGTTTTTCACCGACGAATACACCGAGGTGATTCAAAAGCTAATCCGCGAGGTGGTCAACGATCCGGCGACCTACATCGGTGCCAAGTATTTGCCCTCGGTTGTGATGCCCGTTCAAAAAGTACGGACGGAAGTGATCGAGGCGACTGGCGGGCTGACCGAAGAACATAAGCCCGGAACCAACCCTAAGTACATTCAATCGTTCGGCACGCGCGTTCAGGAATATCGTCCGCCGTTCTACAAAGAGGCGATTCATTACGATGAAGAACGCATTTTGTTTTTGCGTGAGTTAGGCCAGGACGGCCGTAACGTTCGCGGCGTGCAGCAATACATCGACATCGACATTGATCGGCTTAACCGTCGCATCGAGGCGCGAATCGAAAAGCAACGTTGGGACACGATCTTCGACGGCGGTTTTTCGTGGATGGGCAAAACGATAAGCTTTGGCATCCCCTCTGGCAACACCGCTTACCCGATCGGCCAAGTCTGGTCGAACGATTCCACGTCCGAAAACGACTCGGCTGATCCCGTGCGTGATCTGCGTTATTGGGTGACTGGCGGCAAATCGGAGTACCGCAAGTACAAAATTACCGGCATCGTCATGAACCCGAACACCGCGCGTTGGATTCTCGATAACAATAACACGCAAACTTACCTGACCAGTTACGGTGCGAACAATGCGATCAACTCCTACGATGTCAACACGGTTCTGCAGTTTCTTATTCCTGGTTGCCCTCCTTGCACCATCTACGACGGTTGGTATCAAACTGAGTCGACTGATTCAGACGGTAAGATCACTGTCAGCGATGCGACGTATTTCATTCCTGACGGCAAAATATTTTTTGAAACGAACTTGCCGGGCGGCGATAAGATCGGTGAGTTCTGGCAAACGGTTAACCTTGCCAGCGGTTCTATTCAAACGCCAGGCGCCGGCAAATTCCTGGTCATTGACGACAACACTCAGCAGGGAAGCCAGGGTGGTCCGAAAAATCCATACCTTGACCTGGTGGGCGGCGTCTACGGCGGCTGCAAACTTGATCGTGCTTTTGACGTTTTAACGGCTAACGTCTTAAGCACTGGTTCGTAAGGTCGATGGTTCGAACCGGCGGGAGCCTTGATTGCCAAGGCTTCCGCCACCAAGTATCAAACATAAGTAAACAGGTTTTCACTTAAATCAGCGAGGATTTCAAGATGCAAGACGATACGCAGGTCGAAAGGACGCCGGTCGATAAAGCTCAGGCTAAGCCAAAAAAGAACCTGGTCACAATCAAGGCCAATCAAACGATTCGCGTGAACGGGAAAAATCATAAGCCTGGCGATGTGATCCAGGTCGACGAAGCAACGGCTGAGGAATTCTGTAAGCCCTTTCGCGGCGTGCTTAATTTCGCGGGTGAACGCCAGAGCAGCGACACTGACTACGTAATTTATCGGCGGGCCGAACGGGTAAAGTGAGGTAAGCCATGGGCAAGTACATAACGCTCGAAGACGTTCAGAAGCGCCTGGTCGGCAAGGTGTCGTTTACCGAAGACGAGGCCGAGGAAAACAAGATGCACGTCGATCTCGCGAACCGGCTTTTGGCCGAGGCCGAAACGGTCGTCGAACTCGACATGTCGATCCGTTACGCCACGCCGTTTGTTACCACCGGAGACGAACCCTTTTCAGAGTTACCGGGTAATCCGACGCGCAACGTGATTCGAGCGATGTGCGAGCTTCAGGCGGTAAGCTTCATTCTCGACATAGATTTTGGGTATGGCTCGGTGGTCGACTCTGATTCTTACGTCAAACGCCTGGAGAAGCGTTATGAGTCTTACGTAACTCGGCTCCTTGCTAAGCGTAAGGACGGCGGCACGGACGGCCAGGGCTGGCGGTTTCCGCCGTTGCCTGGCCTTAAGCTTAACTGGTTTAACGAGGACGCCGACGACGGTTATCAGGGTTCGATTTACGTTACCTCGCAGGGCGATGGTGATTTCCCGGCCAAGCAAATCAACGATCCGTCTGAGACGTTTTTTAGGTACACGCACGATGATTGACATTGACTTTAAGTTCCCTGACTGGGCCGCCAAGTTACGCAAAAAAGAGGACGAGATAAATCGGTTTATCGCGGCCCAGATCCAGTTTAACCGTGGTCAGTTATTCGATACCGAAGGTCGTTATAACGGACGACCAGGTTGGGAACCCCTCAAGTTCAGGTCAGGTCAGATCTTATCCAAGCGCGGCACGTTGCGTAAGTCGATCGCACCGTACAACCCAAAGGGCCGGGCTGGCCCTAACGGCATCGTGAGGTTTGCCAGTGACGCGGTCATTGTGGGCACAAAGCTTATCTACGCCAGAATGATGAATGATGGGACGACTAAGATGCCGGGCGGCGTCTTAAGGCCCGTGCGGGCCAAGGCCCTTAAGATTCCACTGCCGCGCGGTAAATCAGCCACAGACGTGGCTAAGAGCTTATCTAAGAGTCAGGGCAAAACGATCAAGACCGAAAAGGCTGAGGGCGTCTACCGTAACGAGCGGGTTATTTTTCGCAAGTCAGTGCGGATTCCAGCCCGGCCATTTGTCGATTGGAACTCAGAGGATCAGGCGGAGCTCGACGCTGCTCTTATAAATAAGTTTGCGGAGCTTCTGAATGAGTGAACGCATAGACGAACTCACGTTTGCCGAGCCCGAGGCCGCGTCCACAAAGGAGCCCTTGGAATCAAACCTTTATCTGACCGGGCCGGGTGATTATCTGACTGAGGTTATCGAGGCCAAACTGAAGGCCAATGATTCGTGGTCGACGTTTTTCGGTGATGCGATCGACGGTTATAAGCGGATGGATTACTCGTACCGATCGCTGCCTGCGTTGCGCGTTTATAACGAGAGCTTTCTTAAGCAAAACGAATCATGGTTTATCGACGGTGACGTTAAGGCTGACATTATTTTTCCGGCATCGATCCGGCGTGACGACCTGGCCCGCATCCCCAGCATCGTCGCCAACGCG